GTTATTTTTTTATTATTCTGGTTGCTGGTTGCTAACGTGACCTCTTCCCGGCAATGCACGAAAAAAGAAGTGCTATGGATTTCGTTAGGTTCATCAGAATTCTCCATGGGGTCAACCCCCAGAGTACCCTCCCCACTCTGCTGGGGGGGTATATTGGGGGGGTCATGTGGGGGGTATACTGGGGGGGTGTTGGTTTGAGCCAATTCAGTTGCGCTAGCAATTTGACGCTTTAGTGCATCGAGTTGCTCAGTCAATTCTTTCACTTGGCTGATGGTCATTTTGCGCGTTTTGTGACCCGCAGTAGCGCGCCGAGATTGCGCTTCACCATAGCGCTGAAAAGCATCAATATCCGCCACGACGCGGGCGTTAAAAACAACACCTTGCCCACGGGTCATTTTGCCGGTCTCGATAAGACGACCCATAACCTTAACGTATTTGTTGGTGTGTACGTTTAGAAGCTTTGCGGCCAAACGATCATCGCCTGGGATACACTCGCCAGTGTCCCACATATAGGCGCACGCGCGGATATAGAGCCCTTCCTCCTCCAGATTGAGAAGAAACACAGTTCCGGTTCGCCAATCGCTTGGATAGAATTGCGCATAGGTCATTCCGACATTATTCATATCGGCCTCCCATGCTTTCATAGGTGCGGACAGGTCCCATGAAATCGCTAGAACTTTTTTTGCTGTTGCATCTACGACAAGCGAGGGTGACGTTTGATGCCGAATAGTCGCCGCTGCGGGCGCCAGGAATTATACGATCAATCGTAAGATCATCAGATTTGCACCCGCAATACTGGCAAGTGTAATCGAACATATTTCTAAGCAGCGCACCTAGATTTTTTGGTGCGCGCCGACGCAGCCGATCTCTGGCTAAATTGTAGAGGCGGTATTTCTCGGCGCTGGTGCTGATTGGGGCATTAGACATTGCACACCCCACAGGATGCACACAGCTTATCCACATTCTGCCTAGTGTTTTTGGGCTTTACAAGGCCGCTAGATGTTGTATAAGTGCCGGGCATGAACACACCTCCCAGTGTGGTTTTAGATTGATGTTCCTGACCCTGGCAGGTCTCGAACGTTGCAAAAGACGGCGAAATATCTGGCAAATTTTAGCGGCTCGCACCCTGCAAGGTAGCGGGCCGCAACTCTATTCAACAACCGTTAACCCTAACTGCCTCGTTTGATTCTGGCTAGACCTATTCTTGACTTAATTGCAAACAAAAATTTCAAATTCAAGCAATTAAGCGCAACAACAGGAAACACCAATTCCAGGCTAGCCATTAACTACCAAATTGGGCTAACCTGATTTGGTTCGTTTCTGACTACTCCTTTACCCCTCCAGCCCTTGCGGTTGAGAGGGGTATTTTTTTACGCGGCCTTCTTTACTTCCCTGGCTTTCGCACGGCGTGGAACAATTTGTTTTAGTACCGGAGCTTTGAACGCAACGACGTTTTTCGGTTCCATTTCCAGTTCCATTTTAACTAATGCGTTCAGGGTTGGAACACCGAACGGTGGAATGAAATAACACGATACTAAAGTTCGTTTGATTTTACGCTTGGCCTTCCGCAATTCACCCGATAGCGCCATTTCCAATTGACGCTTAGTTAACGGTACTACGTTAGCGATCCAGCATAGCTCAGGATATATTCGGCAGATGTAAGCCGCCGTAACAAATCCCGTCTCGTTAGCCTCCTGAAGGCTTTGGACTACAAATCTTACATGGTCTTCCGGAAATGCAACTTTTGGATTGGAAATATCCGGTTCCCATACTTCCGGAACTGGAACAGTTACCGCCTCGTTAGTGAGGTCTATAACTGGATGTTCGTTTCTGGCTTTCCATGGCCAGAACTTCATTCAATGTCCTCCTCTTGCTTGCCGTCAAACCCGCGCACAGTAGCGATAGCACGCTCAGCTTTATGATGCAGGTCATTCCACCAATTCTTATCAATATCGGACCTTAACGACAAATCATCGAGCATAGAGCCGAGCATAAGCGACCTAGATTCGACGCGCTGCTTACAGGCTTCATAATCACAAGTTGGATCAGTCTCTAGTATCGCCTTAGCAACTAGAGCTATTAAGTCGTTATCACTCATTATTACCTCACAGCCAACGCCGCCAATGGGAACCAATCGTGACAAGCGCCATTATTTTCATGACTTGAAAACCAATAGCAATCGGCAGTTTTGTCTTCGCTATCAACTTCACCAACTGTCATTTTTGGACCGCCGGAAATCAACGTAACGACATCACCAATCTTTATTTCTGCGCTCATGCATCCTCCTTGATAATTGCCGTTTCTTTATCAGCTTCAAAATCAAACTTTGTCCGGCTCAAATCAGCGCCGGGCATATAGCGTTTCACATGGAACAAACACCACGAAAACCCATTGATTTTTTGATGTGGACAATAACCCCAATCTTTATCAGATGACGGGTGTCCATAGATAGCTTGGCAATGGTGCTCTGTCCGGTTTTTTGGCCGGATCATTTTCGCCGGTCTTGGATCGGATTGCGCTTCCATTTGTTCGAACTTTTTTAAATCTTCCTTTGGAGTTATGTCAGTTGTCGCATTTTCAGCTTTGCGCTTCGCTCGCGCTGCAACTTGCTTTGCCGACATGCCAAAATTCGTAATGCCAGAGGATACTTTTGATGTATGCGTGCTACCGCGCCGGGCCGCGCGCGGATCGTTGCGCTCACGGGCTCGACTGAGCATCCCAAGAACGGCTGATCTAGTCCGGACTTCTCCTATTTTCCGGCTGATCTGAAGCGCGGAAAAACCTTTAGCCCAAAGGTCAAGGATGATGTCCGTTAATTCTTCGTCGCGGACTGGCATGGCGCCGCGATAGGTCAGGATTTCCGTCCCGTCCTTTGGTGCTGTTGATATGGGTTGCCAGCTCATTTCTTACCCTTTGCAGGTCTAGTCTCGTGAAAATCACAATCAGGATCAATGCAAGTTGTTTTCCTTGATGAGCCGTAACTCTTAGCGGCAGCAACGGCCTTGCGATACCAGTCTGCTGCGTTGTCGCCATGCACAACTTCCCCTCGGCAATCGCCGTCAATTTGGCCACGGCCAATCGCGTCAATTGTGCCGCTCCAATAGCCTTCGCTTGGACCCGTGCATGACCAATCAATCTCAAAGCCAAGAGCGGCTAGCTGCTTTTCTGCATCTGCGCGGTTCACTGCGCGGCCTTTCTATGGTCGTGTCTGCGGTTCAAAACCATTTGTTTCTTGGCATTAGCGAGTTGACAGCACTTATGCTGCGCTCGTGTGCTTGGCGCAAAATCTCTCGCTGCTTTTGGTTGGCGATTTCAGCTTGCAATAGCTCATCAGCGCGGGCTTCACATTCGATAGCCTTTATTTTTAGGCCACGCACGGCAGACTTCCGGTAAGCACGGCTCACGCTCTTGAGCTTCTTAAGATGCTTATTCTTACGCTTGGCCTCAGAAAAATACTTGATAGCTGCGATGCGTTGATCATTGGGTCCAAAGCACATTATTTCTTCTTCCCCTGTCTTGAGGCGGCGCGGCCCATTTCAAACCAATCGCGATAAACTTCTGACAGCGTGCGGCCCGATCTTACTGCTTCGTGCGCGGCTGCTTCTCGAATGTCCGGGGAAAGCATGATTTGAACAGGCGTCATGCGCTCAGTTCCGAGCAATGGCCGTCCGGGTTTGCGCTGTGCTGTGGTTTTCATGCAACAATAATTACACATGTTGAAAAATAATGTCAAGACCTAAAATTAGGACTTGAATAAGAATGACGAAGTGCTCTGTCATGGCTACCGTTGTTTCGTCTCAGAACCCTAACGATACAGGGCGCTATGCTGCCGTGTGTCAAACGCACAATTGGACGTTTTTCGATGGCCAGATAACAAGTTCAGATAGCGTTTGCCCAATAGGTCAAATCGAGGACGCTGTTGACGCTGGCGTTGCTAAAATCCTTGAAGCCTTGAAGGTGAAAGAATGACACCGGAAACAGAACGTGCCTTGAGAGCCCAAGAAATTCACAGAGCGACGAACGCCGCGCGTGGGACATAAGTATTCCAGGATCGTCTAATGGTAGGACACGGCATTTTGAGTGCTGGTATCCTGGTTCGAGCCCAGGTCCTGGAACCAAACTTTTTACTTGACACACTCAACCTATTGACATTCCATCGAATATGGGCTACTGATTCGATCTATGGTCACACACTGCTGACCAACCCAATAGGCGCGTAAGGTTAACCCCTTGACGCGCCTTATTTATTTCCGCCGCTCCATAGCCAAGGCCGGTCACAAATCCCTAGAGATATACAGATAGCGGCACCAAAGGCGCGGTAACGGCGGAAAGCCTATTAAGGACACCTCGCATGAAGCAATCCGGCATTTCATTAAAGGGCTATACAATTAAGGGCGGCAAGGTCGTTAAGATCAAAGGCTACGGCCTGAATAGCTCGGCTAAGATTGCACAGCGTAAATCCAGCAAGGTTAAGGTGATGCGGAATGTCGGATAAGCTAACATCAAAACAGGAAGCATTTGTAATAGCCTACGTTGAAAGCAAGTGTAGCGCATCGGACGCTTATCGTTCGGCATACAACCACAAAGATATGTCCGACGAGTGCATTCACGTTGAGGCTTGCCGGTTGCTTCAGAACCCTAAGGTAGCCCAAAGATTGAAATTCCTTAGGGAAGCCGTTGCGGAGCGTGCTATTCTGGACGCCAACGCTATCTTGGATGAATTGCTAGAGGCTAGAACCTTAGCGCTTAGATTGGAACAGCCGTCGGCAATGGTCGCAGCCTCCATGGGGCGCGCAAAGGTTGCCGGGCTTATTGTGGAGCGTAGCGAGCAAGGGAAGCCGGGCGAATTTGAGAGCATGAATGCAGCCCAACTCAGAGACTTTATCGCTAGCGAGACTGAGACGCTTGGCGGCGGCAATCGAACGGCTAAAGCTCCTAGAGGAAATGGAGCGGCTAGAAAACAGCTTCAGTGAGTTTGTTAAAGCGGCATGGCCGCATATTGACACCTCGGAATATCAAGAGAGCTGGGCAATTGACGCCCTTACAGAGCACCTAGAAGCTGTAACCCGTGGCGATCTTAAGCGCCTCCTGATCAATTTCCCGCCACGTTGCGGTAAAACCAAGATCGCCTCAATATGCTGGCCAGCCTGGACATGGGCGCGAAGTCAGGAAAGTTACCTTAGCGGCCCAAAGGTTCAATTCTTTTGCGGGTCTTATTCTGGCCCCTTGTCTCTTAAAATATCGAACGAAACTAGGCGCTTAATCAATACGCCGTGGTATCAAAAGCGGTGGGGCAACCGGTTCAACCTGCTTTCTGACCAGAACGCCAAGAACCAGTTTGATAACGACAAGGGCGGAACGCGCATTGCTTCCTCTGTTGGTGGTCTGCTTATCGGCGTTGGCGGCTCTATTATTCTAGTTGATGACCCGCATAATACGGAACAGGTTGAATCAGAAGCCGAGCGCGAAACCACCCTGCAATGGTGGCGGGAAGTAAGCTCTACCCGATTGAATGACCCTAAGCGGTCTGCAATCGTGGTGATCATGCAACGATTGCATGAAGATGATGTTTCCGGCACCATCCTAAAGGATGAGGATGCCGATGAATGGACGCACCTCATGATCCCCATGAGGCACGATCCGGGCCGTCACTGCATAACAGTTCTTAGAAATGACAAAAACGGCAAACCGCTAGACTATTGGGAAGACCCGCGATCCGAAGATCGCGAGCTAATGTGGCCAGAGCGGTTTGGTGAAAAGGAAGTTAGGCGGCTTGAAAGCAAGCTTGGACCCTATATGGCGTCCGGGCGCTTGCAGCAACAACCCCAGCCAAAGGGCGGCGGGATATTCAAGCCTGAATGGTGGCATCTCTACGCTACTGATGACGGCAAGCTTCCACCGTGCGATTTTGTTGTGGCGTCACTTGATAGCGCATTCACTGCCAATCAAGAGAACGACGCATCTGGCTTTACGGTTTGGGGCATTTGGAAGGGTTCGAACGGTCACACTAAGGTCATTCTATTGAATGGCTGGAAAAAGTGGCTGGAAATGCACGGCGAGACGGTTGAGCGTTTGCCGGGTGAACCAGAGCAAGCCTACATTAAGCGAGCTAGGCCAAGTTGGGGTCTAGTTGAGAATGTTGCCTATGATTGCAAGCGTTTCCGGGCCGATGTTCTGCTGATTGAAAACAAAGCATCTGGAATAACAGTTAGCCAGGAAATGAGCCGGTTGCACCGTAACAACCAATATCCACATTCTGTCAGGCTTGTTAACCCCGGAAGCCAAGACAAGCGGGCAAGGGCTATTGCAATTCAGCATATGTTCGCTGATGGCATGATCTTCGCGCCTGGGTATTCTGACGGCGCCTATAGGGATTGGGCTCAAGTCGTCATTGATGAAACCGGCAAGTTCCGTGGCGTTGGTGGCGAAGAAGACAACCTAGTTGACAGCACAACACAGGCGCTAAAGTTCTTGCGTGATGGTGGCTGGGCAATTCGCGAAGACGAACGCCAGCTTTACGAACGTGAGATGCGTACCCTTAAAAAAGAACAAGGCCCATTATATCCGGCCTAACCCTACACACTCCGGAGATTTACCTATGAACGCAGACGGCATTCAAATCAATCCGCTCGACATGCTGGCCATGATCGCCAACCGCGCACGCCAGCTTGACGGCTATTGCTCTAGCCCTCCGCCGAACGGCGTTGATACGCAGCTTATTCTCCGTCACGTCGCCAGCCTCTACAGCTTTGCTGAAAAGCTGAATGAAATGGCTCTTGAAGCCAACAAGACAGCTACATCGCCTGAGCCGCCGGTTGACGAACCGCGCGTTAACTAAGGACTAACCCATGGCCATCATTGATCCTGCCCAACCGGCACCAAAAGGCCGGAAGCGGAAGGCTGCGCAAAAATCCTCCAATGGTGGCAAGAGAGGACGCAAGCCGAAAGTCGCGGTAGCGTCAGAGCCGCCCGTGCAATCAATCCAGCTTCCCGATGAAGATGTTGGACTGAACGTTGTGATTGATGACGGCTCCTATCAAGAGCCGCGCATTGATCCGGCAACCGGGGCGATGGAAATCCCGCATGACGACGGGTCAATTCTGGTAGATTTCTCTCCTGAAGTTAATCCCGACATTGACGCCAAAAAGCACGATGCCAACCTAGCTCTCAAGCTCGGCATGTTTGAATTGAACAACATCGCTGAGGATTTGCTGGAAGGCATCGCGACGGACGAAGATAGCCGCTCCGAATGGATGGAAATGCGCGCCCGTGGCGTGGATATGCTTGGTCTTAAAGTGGAACAGGCTAAATCCGGAGTTGGTGCCAGTACGGCACCTCTGGAAGGGATGTCCGTCGTTCGCGATCCGGTAATGCTAGAAGCGGTACTTCGCTTTCAGGCCAACGCACAAGGCGAACTTCTCCCTGCCGCTGGCCCGGTTAAAACCGTGACCTATGGTGACAGCGATACGATTTCCGACACGCTGGCAGAGGCTCTAGAGAAAGACCTTAACTTCTACCTGACCACGACGGCTACGGAATACTATCCTGACAGCCGCCGCATGTATTTCTGGACTGGTTTCTCAGGTCTGGCCTTTAAGAAGGTCTACCGGTGCCCATTGCGCCGCCGTCCGGTCTCTGAAAGCGTTGATGCAACCGATTTAATTGTATCGGATACAATTACCGATCTCCGCAATGCGCAACGGATTACGCATCAAATCTCCATGCGTCATTCGACCATGAAGCGCATGCAAATCCTTGGCGTTTACCGGGACTGCGATCTAACCCAACCACAACCAACTCCTAACGCGGGCTTGGCGTTCCGCCTCTGCTGTAGCTGTCAGGCTATCAACTTGAGCCTGGAGCGCTTTAATAGCATCTTCATTGGGACGCTTGCGGTCGCGCTTGGCTTCCGGTTCTTCATCACCGGATTTGCGTGCATCCGGTTCTTTGACTTCCGGCTCCAGTTTGATTTCCGGATCGGTGTCTTTCAGAAGGTCTAGTTGCTTATCGTCAATCTCGACAATCAAGTCGTCTCCGGTTTCCTTTTCCATGATGGCACCAATCAATAAACGTAATTAGGCGATGGTATTCTCGCCACTATATGCGCATCTTCAATGTGACGGCACAAAACGCCTTTGATTTTCGCAGACCATGTGTCTGACGGTCTAAACACGACCCAATCACCCGGCGACACTTTGGTTCCGTAAAACTTATTGTGTTCGTCATCGACAAATGCGGCTGGCCCAACCTTAAGAACCAAGCCAACTTTACCTTGGAACTCATCTTCCTTTAGGACGGTATCAGGAAGCACCAACTCAAATCCGCTGCTCGTTGTCATTGTGGATGGACGAATGTAAACAGCGACCAAAATTTTGTTATGGAACAGTTCGTAGTCCTCGACTGAGCCGATCTTTCCAAGCAATTCGGATTTGGAATTGTCTTGTTTCATCGGCATGTGTGCCAACATGCTCATTTTTAATGGTGTCCTGTGTAGGATTTATCATACTTTGGATAAACAACAACGCCATTCACAGAACGCGGAACGCGAGAGCCGTCACCAATTGCAGCCTCTAGACGCTCTGCATAATAATTGTATGCGTCGTCCGCTGCCTTTGTTGCAGCACGCCGTTCTTCTGCCTCTAACTCTGATGGTCTTTCAACGAGAATTAAACCGCCAACAACAATGCAATTCATTTGCTCGCTATTAACTTCAGGATGTCGCTCTTGCGGCACGCAAGCCCAACCAGCCTTAGCCATGCTGACAAGGCTGTCCGCGTCCCTTTCGCCAAGCAATGAATATCGCTTCCAGGCGTAAACAAATCCAACGGGCGCCGAAAGCTCAGGAATAATTTGCATAAAGCTAAGCCTTCTTAGCGATGCCGCCACCATACAAATCACGCTCTACATCTTCACAAGTCTTGGCCGCAAAACGAAGCCCTTCAACAAACCCAACCCTATAACGGTAATCACAAAAATCAGTCGCCGCGCCAGTCATGATGTGAGTGGCGCGGCGGTTTTCTTCCTCGACTAAGCGAGCGACAAGCATATTTAATGCGCGGCTGTCCAGGGTTTGGCTCATGAGCCCTTCGCAGGCTTACCAGCGTTTTTGCCGTAGTCCTTGATCTTCTCAAGACGGCCAAGACCACCGGCTGCGCTGGCTTTCATGTTAACCCGTCCACCACTGGCACGCATTGGCGGCATCGGAGGGCCTGGAGGCGGCATAGGAGGAGGACCACCCATCGGAGGCCCCATTGGCATCGGAGGCGGCGGAAGTTCCGGCTTGCCACCGCTTGTTACGATGATGTTAACCGTAGTGCCGTTTTTCTTGCTGGCACGATCAAGGCGCGGCTTAGACCGTCCGCCCTCAACATCCATGCCCATATCTTCCGAGCCACCACCCATAATAGGCATGGCGCCGTCGTCAGAAATGTCTTCACCAACACGTCCGCCCGCTGCATAGCAAGCGCGACCGTGAGTTTTCTTATTGCCTAAGCGGTGACCCTTCATCATCGTGCGTATCCTTGCATTTGCGGGGCTGGCCTCTGGAACTGAACCGGAGGCATTAGGCCTCCCAACCCCGGCCCACCTCCATACTTCTGCATTGATCCCTTAATGTTGGTCATCAAGGGCGATAATTGCATGATTTGCTCATCCACGATTGCATTGCTTTCAGGATGGACTGCCATCGCGGAAGCGAGCTTAAGAACCTCAAGGTTTTGACGGCTCTCTCTGTCCTTGTTCTTCTGAACTGCATCCATCATCACCTTCGCGTTGCGGGCCTGCAATTCTGCCGATTTCAGTTGTAGTTCCGCTGCCTTAAGCGGATCAATTGGAGGCGCTTGCGCTGGCATTGGAGGCGCGAACAAATCATCTGGACGTGATATATCAA